GTTTGAGATTAGAAATGCCTTTACGTTTAATCTCTGTTATCAATCGCTTCTCTGCACTATCTGCAATTATCTTTGCGTTTTTCAGTCCTTTATCAAGATACATTTGATATATCTCATCGGTCAGCATGCCTCTTTGATAATGCTCATCGTATATCCATAACTCTTTATTCTTTAAGTCAACGATAGTACTAATAAGTGTTGTAGGATCTTGAGTGAACCCAAAGTCACTACCATGTGCTACAACTTGTTTATCTTTTAACTTTTTAACCCAATCAAACTCTTTAACTTCAAAGTTTTCAAATACTAATCCTTCTGCTACTCCCCAATCTCCATCACAAACAATTCTGGCACGTCTAGGGTTTGTTCTATACAAGTCTTCATAACGTGCAATATCGACCTCATCTAGCCATTCATTCACTCGATATGTTGTCGTGTATGAAAATGTATTGTTTAATCGTGTATTTTCATCAAAGAATGTTGGTTTAAGCCAATGACGTTCACTCCAAGGGTTGAACGTTATAGTGATTTGCTTAAAGAACTCTGGGTCATCGACAGAACCACGTATAGATTCAACTACTGTACTGAACTTATCAAAGGTTTCTATCTGGTAAGCTTCCTCAAACCATGCCCAACAAAGTATGCCGTTTTCTACGGTGATAGAAGTTATCTTTAACGGATCATCTAATCCTCTAAATAATATCTTCTGGCCAGTGGGTTTATATGTTATCTCAGGCAAACTGTCATTAAATTTGAATAAGTGTTTAACTCCTAGTCTATTGGTAGCCCAACGTAAATCTGTATATGTCGATTGCTTATTTGTATTACTAAAACGTCTAACAACAAGCAAGTTAGACCAACTGTATTGCATAATTCTAAAGATAAAGTTAAGTGCAGTTGTTTTTGATTTCTTGCTACCCCTAGAACCTTTAACTACACGATAAAAATTTTTATTGTTAAAGAATTTGTTATAGCCACCACCGACGATTTCATCTAATTTAATATCCACAGTTAATCCTCTAACGGTATATTGTTAATAATATTAGGGGTAGTGACTTCTAACTCTTGTTTATCTACCGGTGTATATCCTGAACGGTCCAATATATCTTTCGAAGCTTGAAATCTAACCAATTCACTTTTAGCATCTAAAAGATTAATCATAGTTTGTAATGCCTTAGGTACTTGATTAGATAAGTATTCTACTTGATAGCCTTTGAAACCTTCTCTGAATTTATCGTTGTTCTTCCATCGCGAGATAGTAGAACGGTTTACATCAATTTCAGAAGCGATTTCACCTTCATTCAAATCTGTTTCGTTTTTGAGGCGTATATATTCTTGCTGTTTCTTAGTTAACTCTAAATACGCGCCAAATGTTGCATTATTTTGCATTTTTGTCATATCATATATCACCAACTCTCACGATATGCTCTTTAGTTTATTTTTTATATAACAAAACCTACCCGACTAATCTATCGGATAGGTTCAAAGGAGAAAAAATGTTCTTTTTGTTTTGAAAAGAATAAATGATAGAAAGGTTTACACGAGGTAAGTCATCTAATAACTTACACTATCATAATAACCGACTTTCCGAGTTCATTTTTCCAGATTTTTTCCAAATTAATGCATAATTCCTAACTCATCAGCTAATTTAGTAAGGATTTCTCTTCTTAACTCATAAGCTGTCGATTTACTTACACATATTTCTTGAGCAACACCAGTAAGATTTAATGTTCTCGGCTTTTTAAAATAATATATATCCATGAGTTGTTGACTTTCTTTACTACTTGTTTGATATACAATGTCTATAGCAGATTTCATTCTAGCTAACTGCGATAAACGTCTATCATTCACTACACGCGTAGCTTTTATCTCCGTGACACTTACGTTGCTATGTGCTTTATCTCCACCGATGTTTGTATCTGTAGGTTGCCAAGGGTTTAATACTTCTTCTCTCACGCGTTGGATATCTTTATCTATATGCCTATAATTGCTTAATTCACTTTCTAAATAGCGTTGCGTTGATTTTCTTAATCCCATGCTTAACCTCCATTATTTAAAATCTCCCTTACTCTTTACACACAACCAAACGAGATACATAACTGGAATAATCACTATTCACCAAGTCATTTAAATACCTCTTTCCATAATCCATTTAAATGAGCGTGGTCATGTTCGTCAAAGTCCTTAGGCACTTCCACCTCATCGTTTGCAGTCAACTTATAATACAACTCTCTACCAATCCATTTACCTAACTCATACATAGCGATAGTAAACCAAATCTTTAATATGCGTTTAATCATTGCGTTCACTCCTTATCCCAATCTTTCTTGCAAACGATATAGTTTTCTAAGTTGTAATCTATCGTGCTGACTTAATATACGCTTTGCTTTCTCTTTCGCTGCTTCCTTATCCTCTGCCTCTACCAACGTCATACGTTCGTTCTCTTTAACTTTGTTAACGTGTCTGTGAACATATCCTGTACTATCTTGTATCTCTGTGATTAAGTATTGTGTCACTTCCCAAGCACCTCTTTTACATTAGTTTCGTATGTTCCAATATTACGTTTTACAAATTCATTATGTGTCTCTGCGATTTTATCTTTCATAACTTGTCTGAATATATTATTAAATTCTTTCTGCGTTTTGCTAGGTATTGTTAAAATTTCATATTCATCTCTTCCTAATGGTAATTTGCAATCAAACTTTATTTTGTTTAGTTGCTTAAATCGTTCTTCCATATACGTAAAGTGCATAGCTAATTCTGCATCAGATAATTCTTTTAATTGTTGTTTAGGCATGTTGAAACTTCCGATAAAATTACTCACTTTATCTACTCCTCGTTACTTCGTTTTACTTCTCGTTACTCTTTGCGAAGTATTCTTTTAATCTCTGCTACTATGTCCTTATCCTTCGAGGTCTGCTTCTTTGATGAATGTTCCATTGATTGTCTTTCCTTTTCTTCCTTTAATCTCATCATATGCAAACTGTAAACACTCCTGTAACGTCATATCATGTTGTTGCGCTAATATGATTAATGTAACGACTGTATCGCCTATACCGTCTTTTAATGCCTCTAAATTACTACGTGATAATGCTGCGCCGACTTCTCCTGCCTCTTCATAAAACTTCAACGCTTGTCTATCCGGATTGCCATTGTGCAAATCTTTATCCTTACTCCATTGTTCTACCTGTTTAATTAATTGATCTACTGTTAATTGATTAGTCATTTATTGTTCCTCCATTTTCTACTAAACTCTTTGAATTACTTTCCACTATTTTGTCGTACAACTCCGCCTTGCGATATACTTCGTTAAGCTCTTTGATTAGTAAACACCCATCGTGTCCTGTAAAAGCTGTAGATGATACTATGCAGCGTTGGATAAACTCTCTATTGTCCATTGCAAGCCTCCAAATCACTTAATAAATTTTGGAACTCATGCGTTCCGTCTAGTTGGTCCATATATTTTAAATCTCGCTTTAATTCGTTTTCACTTACCATTTCGTTAGCTATCTCAAATAAATGATATTGATTGTATGGTGTTATAATTTGATTTACTGAGCGATGTACTTCCACATATTCTTTTAATTTCTTCTCTTTCAACTTTATCCATAAACTTTTATAATCTTTATCTTTCATCGTTTACCTCCAATAATTTCATAGGTTCAAATAAATCATCATATCTTTTGTAGATAACCTCTTTTTGTTTATCATTATCGCCTGGATACTCCACTATCTCTTTTGAGATACTAGCTAAAACTTTTACTATCTCATCAAACACCTCTGCTTTCCTTTTCGCATCTTGCCATTTTTCAAAGTAAACATCTGCTTGCGCTCTCAGTGTTGTTATATCTGCTAACAACTCATCATAACTTTCTTGCGATAACTTGACTTCCGCCATTTACTCGTCCTCATTCCATTTCGATTTTGGTTTCAATAATCCTGCATTTCTTAACTCATCGTTTAAGCAATATTTCCCGTCCTCGTACCATACATTAGCGAGATATCTACCAAACACATCGCTCTTGTATGTCTGAACGTATATATCTTTATTTTCTACACATGATCTAGTTAATGCTGTTGCCTCTTTATAATTCTCTTGTCCTCTCTCTGGCGTATCGACACCTAGCAAACGTACACGACGTTTAGCATAGGTATCAAAGCCACAGTCCAGTAAAATATCTATCGTGTCCCCGTCCACAACATTGGTGCATGTTGCTTTGTAGGTGTAGAGATTGTTGATGTCCAATTAGTTATCCTCCAATAATTCTGGGTTTTCGTTAATTCTTTGTTTTATAACTGTCCAATCACAATTGTATATCCTAGCTATTTTGCTAATGCTCAGACCGTTTCCCAAGTGTTGTTTTAATTCCTTTGAATCAATATTATACTTACGTTTCATCTTCATCCCTTTTCTTTTACGACCAGCTTCAGCAATTTTATCTCTATGACTTTGCGTAAGAGATTTCCCTTTATTATGACCTGACAAGTGTTGACTTGCTGTTAAGATTGTAAGGTTTGATTTTGAAGCATCCGATTTGTCGCCATTAATATGATGAACGTGTTCGTCCTTCCCCAATTTTCCACCTAACCAATACATCATTAATAATCTATGTACATGGTATTTTTTATCGTGTACAGAAACACAAGGGTAAAGACCATGCATATAAATTTTTTTATTACTTGAAGTGGGTTTGCTTTGAACCCATAATATAGCTTTTTCTAATTCTTTATAATCAACTTTGCAATTACATTCATTTCTAAAATTTATGCTTTTTTGTGAATTAACAATCAATTTTCTCACTCCTCACTTAATAAATTTTTATTTTCAAACACATTCCCTAATACTTCCAACTCATCTTGATTACTAAATGCTAACACTGTGCCACATCTAAAATTATCTAATCTCCATTCTCCAGTTCTAGCTTGTACAACTTCAAAGGGGTAACTAAAACATGGATTAGGTTTCTCTGAATGTTGAACAATATCTCCCTCATAAATCTCAACGCCGTTCTTATCTTTAAGTCCTGTTGATTGCATAAGTTCAACAGATGAATGCCATCTTTTATGATCTCCTTTACCGTTAGAATTTACTTCGGCTAAATGTATAATTCTTGCACCTCTGCGACTGAATTCAATAGTTTTTACTTTATGCATTTTCTTTTCTTCTTTATCCCAAACTCTAAATTTAATCATTATCTCAAACACCCCTTGTTCTTTTTAATATCGTTTTCACTAACTTTCATCGTCACTCTGTTTTCTGCTATCTTAACCACAAAGCCTTTGACACCTAACTCACGTAA